TTAGAAAAAGAGTGCATCCGCGCCTATGGCAAGTCCTCGTGTCTGGCGTGATTCTACCGCTTGGGCAGGCATGGCAACAGCTCCAACTGCTCCAACAAGGCCATTTTCATAAGCTTCCGCAAATGTCCTGAATGCGTCCGCAGCGTGAGAACACCTATTATGCAGGGGGGTATCCCGTTCAACACCATGTGCTCCTGCCGGGGCCTTCTGATAATTCTCCAGGGCATTTACGCCAGACATATATTCCACTCCGTCAATTTTCAGGGGCCGGGAGCATCGCTCGTGAAAAATGCAATGATTCAGGAGGCGCCGTACCGCAAAAATACCATTCCACACATCGGAAATGCGCGGCACTACGGACACATTGAACCCTGCTCGCCTCAAATACACGTCAAAGGTAATCCCGTGGGTATCTCTCCTCCCTGCGTCGTGGGGAACCAGATGTTTGTAAATGGGGCCAAACATCACTTCCCACTTCGTGCGGATGAAATTGATATACCACTCCAAGGGCTTTTCATTGGCCTGCAAGCAATCCATCACGTAAAACTTGCCGTCTCCCCTCACCTGCCAGAGCCAGAGAACCATATAATCAGCCATGCCAATATCCCAGGACACATAATAGGGAGCCAGATCATCCTTTTCAAACTCGGCGCATAGTCGGCCTTTGGAACGTAATGCGTCCATGTAAGAACCATAAATGGATCCCTCCACCAATGCCTGAAACGCCTCTTCCGGCGTGGAAGGATATTCCTGACGGACCAATCCTCCAAATGTCTTGTATTGGGAGGCGTACCAACGCTTCTGGGCATCATTCAGGGAAATGCCGCACCTTAACCTCAAATCCTCGAAATACTTCTGTAAATCCTCCGGGAAACTGCATCCATGTTCATCATCAGCTTCAAGGAAATACTCCGGATTCTTCCACCAGGGAAAGAAAAAAAACTTCCAATCCAGGGAAGAAAGAGGTTTGCCGACCATCTCCATGGACGCCTTGGTCATCTCGTAATTGAGGCCAAACTTTCCTCCCTCATGGGTGGATTCCCGGACAATCACGCCGTCTTTGGAAACGGCGTTCATGGCCCCTGTCACAATCTCGCGGGCTCGCAGAGGGGCATGGGCCGCGACGTATCCAAGTTCCGAGACATGCAAAAACTGAAATGTGCCGCCGCGGAGAGATGTGCCGGCTGTAATTTTACTCCCATTGGAAAAAGACACCGTCGTTTTGGAAGGCCTGGCTTGAATCTCCCCTTTGATGAGGCGTCCTAACTCGGCCAGGGCAAGGTCTTCTTCCGTGGGATCATCCGGTACATAGTCCAAACTCCTGTAAGCCAACTCAATTTTGCCAATCTTGCCTGTTCCATCCACCAAAGTTTTATCAATGATACCGCAATGGAAATTGGGCCGGAACAGGCTCATATCCAGCATCAGCATGGCTACATACGTGGAAATGCCCAGCTGGCGCGCTTTCAGAATGTCATTCCTGTACCATAACTGCTCATGAAGCCGCCGCTGGGCCCAATTCAACTGGAACCTTTGCATCTTGCCCTCTTTATTGATAATCCAGTACAAGTGATTTAACCTCCACACGCGGTCGGAAAGCTGTTCTTTCAGAATCTCTATATTATTATCCATTATGCCTGAATAGCTAATAAATTGAAATCGCGGTTGCCGGAAACGCGGATGCCCACCATGGAATCGTAATTCCAGCATCCATCAGCAACTAGAGAATGCCATCCCCTTGTTAAAAACGAAGACGGGGAACGGTCCAGTACATCCCAACGGGTTCCGTCAATGCTTACCTCAACACCATCCACCAGTGCATCAGAGCCAAAGAAAAACATCACTCCGCCGCTATGCTGGCGGCGTCCAGCAGCTTCAAGAGAAATCAGGGCGTTAGTCTCCAGCACAGACACAAAATCCCTGCCTCCCGGATCCTGAAACTCATTACCCGGCGCCAGCACCTCAATAAACCGTCCATCCTCCCGCGACACCAGGGCAAACAGCAAATCCGCCTGATCCCCATTGGGCAAAACGGCTACCCCTTCGAACACCCCTTCTGTCGTGTACCGGTGCCAGGCATGCACCTGGTGCATGCTATTATAAGTCATCAGCGCCAGCGCCCCGTCCCGGCGCACAAACACCGCCCGCGGCTCCGGCTTGCGCACAAAAGCAACACCCCGGCACCCGCCGCCGTCGGCCAGCACATGATCGGCAAACACCGTCAAATCGCGGGACACGAACCCGTCGCTCTCATAATCATACCCGTACTGATACACCCGTCCGCCGCCCCTCTCCACATACAGCACCTTATCGGTCGCCATCAGGGCCGGCACATCGGAAGACCCCACAAACCCGTGGCTGTCCGCCCGCGCATTGGAGTAAGTCATCACCCCCTGGCCGCCGGACACCGCCCACTCCGCGTCCGCCGTCCCCAGCAACAGCCGGGAACTCTGCGCCATCAGCCAGCAAATCCTGTTCTGCGTTGTGGTGCTCAACGTCAAAGCCAGCGCGGAATCATCCTGCTTCCCCACCTCGAAACTGTTGAGGTCATCCGTCTTGCTCAACCACACCGTCTGCGGCTGGGCCTGCGTAGCGGCCAATACCAGGCGCTGCTGAAACACATCCACCAGGGAAGGAAACCCGTACACCCCCCGGAACGCCGCGAAACTCCACATCAACGACTCCCCGGACGGAGGAACCCCCTCCGGAACTGCGGAAACATTATCCCAAAGAGAATACTCCGCGGAAGCCGTCACCTCGGCCGCCTCCGCCTCCATCCACGCCGTGCAGGCCGGCACCTCCACCCGCACACGGGAACGCAACTTCACATTACTCTCCGTCCATGCCTGTACGCTAATCAAAAACAAACCATCCTCCGGCACCGTGTAAGACGCCTCCTCCATCGCGCTGAACACCTCCGCATACCTGCCGCCGGACATCCCCTTGATCGTGGAAGGCAGCACAATCTCCATCCCCGACTGGACAGACCTCCATCCCTGCAGCGTCACCACCGTACCCGCCGTTAAAAAACGGCTCATGAAAATGCTGGCCGCATTCCCGTTCCCGCTCTTATTGACAGACTCCGCCGCCTGCGTCCACTCCAGGCGCACCATGCTCCCGGCGCCCACATCATCCGTCGTCAGCCCCCTGGGCCTCACCGTCAGCGTCCGCCCCTCTCTGGACAACGGACACTCCCCGGAAAAACGCTTCCCGTCAACCACCAGGGCATTCACTGCGGGCAGCCCGGCATACACGCAATAATCATACGCATCGCCCTCCAAAGGCAGCGTCAACTTGCGCACGTCGCTGGTAGACAGGGAACGCAGCCGCAGCACCACATCCTTCTTATAAGCATCCACCACCAGCTTATTCCCGCAGCTGTCCGGAGGAAACCCCTGGCTGGGATCGGAACCGCTGGAAAGCTGGGACTCATACAACATCAGGCGCAAATAACACTCCTCCCCCGCCTCGTCCCCGGTCAGCTGCAAATTGGAAGCGGCCCCCACCGGAGAATTGGACGTACCAAGCAGCTGCCAATCCTCATTCGGGAAACGCCGCTCCACGGCATACGTGCCGTACCACTCCTTATAACAATAAAACGTCCAGGTCCCCTTGCAGGTAATCGTATTGGAATGGCAAATCACACCCTTATGAAAATGCTCCGGATAATCCGCCGGAGACGTCAGGCCGTCCACAAAATCCGCCGCCCCGTTAAAATCCCTGTCGCACGTCCACCAGGACCAATAACTCCCCTCATTGAGGCAGAGCTTTTTCCCAGCCGTGAAAGTGCTGGCTGCCGTAAACGCCTTGGCAATCACCCAGCCCTGGCGAACCACGGCCCCCGTGCTGAACCCGGTTTGCTGGGGCACCGTCACCTGGACGCGCATCACATCCCCCTCATTCACCGCCGCGTCCGCATCGGACGCATGCTCCCCGAAAGACACCCTGTAACACCCCTCATCCAGCGTCAGGCGCACCGGAAAATCCCGGAACTCCTCATACCGCCAGGGGCGGGCCTTAAACTCATAGGGCGCCAGGGAAAACATGCCCTCGTCATCCCGTCTCAGCACCATCAGCTCATGCGTAGGGCAGGCCAGAAACAACATGCTGTTCACCTGTTTGTGGCGCAAAGAGGAAACATCGTCCTGGCTCCACACGGAAGGCAGGGAGGCAACCACATCCCCCTCGGCGGACAACACGCGCAGCAGGGAAGGGGACACCTCCACAAGAAAACGGTCATTGGTGGAATAAACATAAGGCAAAATCACGGAACCTTCCAAAGCGGCAGCCACGCGCCGGAACCCGCGGCGCCGGGAAACGCCGCCCATCTGGCCCAGATCCAGATTCTCAATCCTGGAAGCCCCACGGTGAAAATTATCCAAGTCCGCCCGGACGGCGGATGTAGGAGAAAGCTCGCCTCCGTTGAAAGCGCATCGAATCATGTACCATCATTACAACAAAACGAAGGAGGATGAATACAACCGTAACTTGACTAAATCTGTATGGTTAGATTGGTGAAATACTTTGACAATCGGGATATGAAGGGATTACATTTTCCTCTATGGCAGATCAAGAATCTTCTCCGAAAAAGAAACGTTCAAAGCGGAATTGTATGTATGGCTTGCTCATCATTGTCTCCGTACTTTTCATTGCATGGCCCTTCATCACATGGGGAAGTCTTGGTATAGCGGACTGGTTGTTTGAAGGAATCAATTTCCCAGAAACCTCCCGTTTCGGAATCAGTGGTGATATGTACGGAGGTTTAAATGCCTTGTTTTCCGGATCCGCTTTCATTTGTTTCATTTATGCTCTTCGTCAGCAGCGTTTAGAACTTCAACTTCAAAGAAGAGAATTGAGTTTGCAACGCAGGGAATTGAAGGCTCAATGCAGGGAGCAGGAAAGACAGGCTAATGAATTTGAACTTCAAAATAAGTTGATGAAAAATCAACAGTTTGAAAGTTTTTTTCTATCAGCAAATTGTTTTTATAAAAAGTATTTATACAGAAAATAGAGCGCTTTTGAAGGAGCCGAATAAAAATATTGATTTTATAAATGATGTAATATCATTTATTAATGATATAGAAAAAAATATAATGGAATTTAAAATTGGTAATTATGGTGTTTCTTATTTTTATTGGATTGGAGATTGTATTTTAACTATAAGACCATGGATTGATTCTACGTACAATTTTATTTTGATGATAATAACCGAAGATTTCCTGAATAAAAAACAAAAAGAAAAATATTTATATATAATAAAAAATATGTTTCCGCAAAAAGATTGGGACTTGATATATTTTTTAGGTGTGATTTTTAAATATGATAAAATAAAGAATTATCTTTTATATAAAGGTCTATTTGAAAGGAATGACTTTATCGAAAGATTATCAGAAGATAATATACAATTCCTCCAAAACGAAATGAAGTTAAAAAGCAATCTAAGTTTGGAATCTTGTGAAATAGAACTTTAAACCAACGGTTCATTCCCCACGCCGTCTAGTAATCCTGGGCGGCGTTTCTTGTCTTCCGGCGCTTCCTGCTCGTCGTCAAACTCAATCGGAGCGGCTTTACCATTATCAGGATGTACAAGATGCTCCTGTTTCGTTCCGGCAAGTACTGCGGCAATCTTTGAAAGCCCTGGTACATCCACCGGTTCCGGTTCATTGTAACCGGCCAGCTTGGAAAGTTCCCTCACCGCCTCAATCTTGCCGGGCATCTTCTTGCGCATCCCTGAATCCGTGTAGGTAACCTCCTGGCACAAAGGGGAATCCTCTCCGACTTTCCCAATAGGTGTACGCAACACAGCAGTAAGAAACTCAAGGCATTCCTGCTTGGTGGCAACCGCTGATCTGTCCAACTGGGCGTTCAACTCGTTAATCATTCGCAAAACTTCGCCATCCTTGGACAAACGGGATGCCGCCTTGCTGGCTGCGTCATTACTCATATCCTTGCGATTGTAGGCCTTACGATAAGCGTCCGCCTTGGACAATTTTGACTCAACCAAGAGCCTCGCAAACTCCTTCTTCTTCTCTGTGGTAATAGATGTTTTATCTCTCTTAGACATGATCTTTCATCGTTCGTGTGATAGCGTCTTCCAAGCGTTTACGCCCTTGTGCCGTGAGGAAATAACCTTTTTTGAATCTGCCTCCATATTGGGAGGTAGAAACGTCTCCTGCACCGCAAAGGGTATTCAGATGAAAGCACAAACGGCTGGAAGATACGGAAACGCGGTTGGCAATTTCTCCGAACCGAATGCCGGGATTAAGACCGATACAGGAAAGAATAGCGATCTGAACCGGAGACATTTTCAGCCGTGAAAAGGCTGCGGACATGATAGACATCAATTTTAACTCTGACTGCTTCATCTCCCTTCCTCCCTTCTCATATACCGTTCAAAACAATAATCCGGCGCATCCTTGACCCGGCACACCACGTTATTGCCGCGATAGAGGCGTGAGGCAATACGGGCATCCAAATGTTCCCCGATATGCACCGGCAACAGATTGGATGTGAGCATCGTCCATTTCCCCAGCCGCCCATCGACAACACGGTTCAGGGCGCACATGGTAGGCTGGAGCGGAGGCGTCACCCCGCAAGCGGCGCAATCTCCCGCCAGCGCAATCAGGTGCAACATCTTCCTGTCTTTGATATTCATTCGTCACCTCCTATTCCCATTTCCTCCCGTAGAGATGCAATTTCTGCTGCGGCGTCCACGACATCCACAACAGGCCCTTCCGGCTGCTGCGGGGCTTGTTCTGTTTTCAGCTTCTTCCGAGCGGATGCCGGCTTCCATCGCGTCTCTTTGGCCCAGCGGTCCGCGTGGGTGAGCACATCCCCGAAGCACTCCCAAAACTTCTTGCGGCTGTCCGGCCTCCAAAAAGCTTTCTTCTTGCAGTCCTCCGTCAGTCCTGACGCGTAATAATCCCTCAACATCTCCATATCCCGCGGCGTCACCCGGCCCTGTGCGGACTGGTACGCCTCAAGCGCGGCTGCCTGCTCAATGGCGGTTGGCATTGTCCGGGACCACGAAGGGTTGATTTCCAAACAGGCAGCCATGAACCTGGCGGCGCCGGGAGAAGCCCCCATATCCGCGTGATTGTCGGCGCAGCGCATCCCCCGGACGTCGTTCAGTCTTTCCCGAACCGGGAACGACTGGGCAGGCAGCACAGGAGCAGCGGGCGCTTCTTCCCCCGGTGTACTGTCCACCGTAGTAATTTCTCCCTCTCTATTCCCTTTCTTTTCTTTTCCTTTCTTTTCGCTTTCCAACGAAGCTTCATTTGCTATCCAACGTTGGTTTCCTACGTCGGAACCAACGTTGGTTTCCGGTATAGGTTCCGGCGTTGGTTTCCGGCCTCCCTTACGTCCGTTGGCACGCGCGATTTCCCTTTTACGCTCAATCTCCCGCTGGGCGTCAGCAGGGTAAAAAGAAATGACAAGGTCGTCTCCGTCCCAGCGGAAAAGACCGCAGGACTCGGCCACCTCGGAAGCCATGACCCCGCAAGACTGCATCCAGCGGCGGTCTCCCCAAGACCGTGCCCCGGCAATCCGCCCCATATTCTCCTGGTCACAAGACCAGGCGATCAAAGAAAGCCACGTGGCCCGCTGGGTGGGATCAGCGCCTATGTACTCATTGGAGCGGATAACGTAGAGTGGTATATTGATGTATTCCATTATTCTATATCCCTTCCGTCTCTTTTGCTTCTACTCCAAATGCAGGTGAAAGCTGTATTTTTCTGCCTTGGACAGTATTGATTTTTAGCGGCTTCTGGATGTAAAGACACGCGGTCAAAAGGCACCTTTCAGCGGCGTAATTTGCTTCGGGGAAGTGTCCACTGTACCGAACTATCCGAACCCGTCCGCCAGGGAGGACATGCAACAAGCCCCATCGTTCCGGCAGGTCATTTTCCATGATGATCCCTGGCTCGCAGATGTAATAGCGTGCCTGCCCCATCCCATTCTGTGGATAAACGCGGAACGGCTTTTTGAGGTCTGCCCGGAAGTCGTTCAGGCTGGTTTTGGCCTCCACAAGAACACTTTTTTCCCCGCTGAACCCTATGGCGTCGGGATGTTCGTCCGTAACGATGCAGTTCGGTTCAGCAATCGCCACCCGGCAACGTTGGGAGCCCAGGAGCCATCGTTCAGCGATTTCGCACAGTTCACGGTGCGTCCTCGGTATTAAAGATGTTGGTTTACGTGCCATAATTAAAAAAGTGTCAGTTGGGGGTTGTAGTTCATCCACAGGCATTCAATCTTCTTGCCGCCCTGCGTATCGTGAGAAACCTTGCATTCCTTCCGCCAGCCGGAAAGATGCCTGGAATAAAGGTCGGAATCATAACCTGACAAGATAACCTTGCCTTTCAGCGTCTTGAGAAAGACAAGAAGCCGCTCATGGTCTTGCTGGTCGTACTCATGCGCGTACCTCACGCGGTTGCCCCGCGTTGACTGCACATAGGGAGGATCCACGTAGTGCAGCGTGTCCGGCGTATCGTACCGGGACATGACCTGCAGGGCGTCCATGTTGTTAATCTCGATATTCCGGCTTCGCAGCTCGGCGGCACATTCCCGAACGATTTCGGGATATTCCCTCCATGTTTGAGGATAGGGAGTTGTGCGGAGTAAGCCGTTACGCTTGAACCCCGGCTTGTGGATGCCTCCGCCGTAGGACATCATGGAGTTGACGGCAAATCGGAGAGCATCTTCAACAGGATCTTCAGCGATTTCAAATGACCGGGCATAGGCCGTTTGAGCGTAGGGCGTCAATTCCAACAAACTGGCCAGCCGTTCGGATTTTTCCGGATCCCTCAAAACTTCGAAGAAGTTCACCACCCGGTCATAAAGGTCGTTATAGACCTCCATCCAGGCGGGCTGTTTATTCAGCAACACCGCACCGGAACCACCAAAGGGTTCAACGTAGATTTTGTGCGCCGGAAAAAAGCTGATAATCCAAGGGGCGATTCTGTTCTTCCCTCCTAAATACCGGGCCAGAGCCCGTTTACGTAGTGCTCTCGTGTTCATTCTCCCTCCTTTCAAACACGATTTCCACTTGTCCGGCGCGTCCCAGGTCGTGAATCCGCTCAATCCCGGCGCAATCCAGCGTCCGGTCGTCAATCCCCAGGGCCTTGCAAGCTCCATCCAGATACGCCTTGCAGCGCGCCAGGCAATTATCCGCGTCCGGCTTCGGTCCCTTGAAAAACCAGACCACCCGGTAATGCGTCGGTTGCATCCTCCGGCCATTCAGGGCTTCACAAGTCCTGCCCCAGGCTATATTCCGGGCGCGGCTCTTGGCAGCCGTCTTTTTGTACCCGGCTACAACGGCCCCCCTCTGTGTGAGGGGAGTCTTGGCGTTGGGCGAAAGTTCCCGCGGCGTGTGGGGCAAGGTAATGGTTAGCGTGGTCATCATGCCTCACCTCCTTCCACTTCCTTCACGGATCCCTTCGTGGTTTTCGATTCGCCATACTCCGCCAGCAACTGCCGCAGCCATTCGCGGCTGGCCTTCGTGGTCGCCTTCGGATCCGCCGCTTTACGGGCCGCGTGAACCAGTCTGTCCAATTCCGTGATGCCGACCTTGCAGCACCCGGCAAACGCTTCCGCCGTCACCTCGTCCGGGAACTCGGCATTCAGTGCGGAAAACGCCCCGGAAGGATCCGTCACCGTGAAACTGGTTCGTCCGGGCGCCATCTCAAAACCGGGAATCAGGCCGGCGGCCACATCCTGTTCAAACCGGTAATCCACAGCAGCCGCCCATTTCTTTGCCGTCTTCGCCAGGTGGTAAGCCTGAACCTTCTCGGCAGGGGAAAACAGCTCCCACTTATCCCGGTCCGTAGCAATCAGGGAAGCCTGTTCCACCATGGACGCAGCTTCGTGGCACACCGCCCTGGCCCGGCAATACCGGCAGGCGGCCTCGCTGCAATAGCGCGGGGCGTCCGGGTCCATAGCTGCCCTGGCGACAGCAAGAGAATCCTGTTCGGCCTGGCTAATCGCCTCGTCATCGTAAAACGTAACAGATGCCGGACCAGCCACCCGTGGCTGGATGATAGCCGCGTAAATGCCATTGTAAATAATCCCCTCTTCATTGGCTTTTTGAGCCGCCAGCGGAACCAGGGCTTCAAGCTGACGGTTGGCCTCGGCGGAATCCACAGCCACGCGGCCAAACTTCCAATCCAGTACCAGAAGATCCGACCCAACTCTGAACAGTGCGTCCCACTGTCCGGAATACTCGCCCCCTTCAATCCAGTCGGACAAAAAACGGCGTTCTTCGGTGGATACAAGAGAAAAAAAAGCATCGGGATAATCCAGGATCTTCTCTTTCACACCATTCAGCAGACGCAGAGCACGTCCACAAAGCTCCACCTGCTCATGATTCAGCTCGGCAGACTCATACTCCCGGCTATTCAGAAAATCATGCCAGGAAAACTCCATTCCTTCTTCGGCTGCATCATCCTTCAAAAGAAGATACTCCATATAGCGGTGCAACAGCGTGCCTTCTGCGGCAGCCTCGGAACTCTCGTCGGGACAGGACTTCTCCATCGTAAACGAGCCTGGGCATAAAGCCAGACGTCCAAACGCAGACGCGGAGGGCAGCCCTTTACGTACATCTTCAACAGTATCGGTCATGTTGTCGTCTCCTTCCTATCCGATAAAGGGTTGCAGCTTGTCAGGATTGGCCGCCAGCTTTTCCTTCTGCTTGTCATTCAGTTCGTGCCATCCCTTCACCTTGTCGCCGCTGGCCTTCGCAATGGCTGCGTTCAGTTGCTCTTCCGTACAGGAAAGAGCCTCCATCAGCCGGATATGGGGAGGGGGAACTTCTACGTCGCCTTTGCCGGGAACCTCCGCGTCTCCCAGCTGCCGCGGGGAGTCAGCAACCTTCTCGGCTTCAACAACGTCACCCTTGGGCATCTCCCTGGACTTGAACAGCGGCGGTTTAATATCCGGCTGGCTCTTGCCGGCCATGTCCTCCGCTTCCCCCTCCACGCTCAAGCCCAGCAACGCTTCCGGGCACTCCGTCCGGGCGAAAAAAGCCGCAGCACGGTACTTGTACATCTGTTCTGGCATCGTCTGCCACTTCTTCCCCCATCCTTCGGCCTTCACCATCTCCGGGGTAATCCAGGTTCCGTAAACATTCTGCCCCGTTTTCAGCTGGGCACACATTCTCACCCCCTTCTGAAAATCCTCTTCATTACGGTACTCGAACCAAGTCGCCGAAAACTTCGGGCAGATATTCACAAGAGCAATGGCAAACTGTCCGGACCAGGACGGGCGGTTCTGAACCACGTAAAGATTCTGCATGATCATCAAAGGGTCCATCCGCAGCCGCAGGGCTGTATTCAGGGCGATGAAGCAAGAACCGGGGTTATTCTGGTAGGTGGTCGGCACCATGCTGGAAGATGCAAGCATCTCGGCGGCCTGCTTCGCCATCTGGAACTGTTCACTGTTGGCAAACGCTCCCAGTACGGACAGTTGCTGTCCTTGCTCTTGTAAAGTCAGGGATTCTGTTGTAGGGGTATTCATGTTATTGGTATTCACATTCATGTTATTGATAACAGGCCGGGGACCAGTTGGCGCTGGCCCCGGCCAACTCACTATCGGTCGATTTCTCCGGTGAAGGAGGATTTTGTACACAGGCACACGGCGCCGCGGTGAATCCGGTTCTCCGGCAAATCCTTTGCCAGCTTGTCGGCAATATCCTTAATCGCATTGCGTTCCGGGATGTCCGCGCGGACAAGCTGGTACACAAAATACAGCTTCCCATCAGCCAGGCGCACACGCAGACGCACCTTGATTTGATACGTGGTATCTCCTTCGGCACCCCGGATAACCGGAATCGCAATCGTGAACTCCGTGGGAACATTCAGTTCGCCGCTCTTGGAATCCACCGTTTCGTTATAAGTCAGCTTCGTTTCGCCGTCGGATGCCCGGTAGGCAGACTTAAACTCCACCTTGCGGTGCATGTCGAACTTGCTCGCCAACGTGAGCATTGCAGACGGGGTGGGCTCCATCACGTCCTTGCTGTTCTCTTCAAGGAATTCAACAAAATCCTTTTGAGACATAGCTTGTCCGTCGTATTTGGTCCAATTCTCCCACTCCACCGTCTTGTTGAGCTGCATGGTGGCTTGGTGGTCCCCCCATCCATTACCATCGGGGGAATAATAATTGAGCACGGCGCATACTTCTCTGTCGCTCACGTAAATCACGCTCCTGACGCCATTTTCGGCATCTTCCGCCTTCACGAAATCTGCCAGCGTTTCCAGGTCCAGCAGCTGAACACTGCCGGCCTTGCGAGGGGGCGTATTGCCCAGGCAATCCAGATGATACAGGGTATATCCATCCGGTACGACGGCGGCACGGCCATGCGCCACTTCCTGCACGCGAACGGCTGCCAGAGTATCTTCGTTCAAGTTATCCAT